GTCCTCCAGGATATCACTGCGTTATCCACAACGTAACACAAGAATAAATTAAAAGAACTTTGGGAGTAGCTCCACCTGCTCCCATTGTTCTGCTATAGTAAGATATATTATGGAGAAAGATTAATGGCAAATAAAATACAAAATGTAAAGTACACAGGTAGTGGTACAGCTTCACCATCAATTGATTTGCATTCAAAAGTAGTTTGTGGTTTTTTACCAGGTGCTGACTGGAATGGAACAGCACTTACTTTTAAATGGTCTTCTGATGGAGCAGCATGGAAAGATGTAAAAAACTCTTCTGGTAGTGCAGTTTCAGTAACTGTAGCTGCAGATGACGTTGCAGTTGTTGACCCTAAAGATTGGTATTTTGCATCAGGAGGATATTTACAAATAATATCTGGAACTACTGAAGATGCTAGTTCAGAAATAAAAGTTTTATTAAGAAGCGTTTAGGACTCAACAATGAGTACTAACATAAGAGGTCTTATAGATAGGGTTTACAGAGAATATCTTGAACCTAATGATGATATACAATCTTTCACTTATTTAACTTCTACAATTACTAGTTCTGCTACATCAGTAGTTTATAATGGTAATGCAATTACAAGTGAAGAAGAAGATTCAATGTCTGCTGGTAATTTTATTGAAATTGACCAGGAGTTATTATTAATTACTGCATTAGATACTACTTCTACAACATTAACAGTAATGAGAGCTGCTAGAGGTACTACTGCTGATTCACATGATGCCAATGCTATTATTAAAATTAATCCACCTTTTCCTAGAAAAAATGTATTTGATGCTGTATCAGACCAAATAACAAATCTTTATCCAACACTATATGCAGTTGAAACTAAATCACTAACTACAGGTACTGGTTATACATTACTTGACAGTACTGGTGATAATTACTTAGTGACACCTATAAAAGCTATATCTCAATATACAGATTGGTCATCAGGTTCAGACCAAACAGGTTTAACTTTTAAAGGTGTTGCTGTAGAAATGATTGATTTACCTAACCCATTTACTTATACAAATTCCTCTGGTAATGAAACAACAGTAACATTTAGTACAGGACCAAGTGTAGTTCATGCAATTCAATGGTCAGGCATAGCATCAGGACATACAGCTTATGTAACATTTAAAAAGAAATTTGTCCAGCCTACTCTTGAATCAAATACGCTTGCTACGATAGGATTAGAAGATGAATATGAAGCTATTATTATGGCTGGTGTGGCTGCACATATGCTTAGTGGCAGGGATATTCCTGCTGCAACAACTGAGTATATTACTGACCAATTAGGTGTTGCTAATTTTCCAGTAGGTGCTGCTTCAAATATTAGAAATGGATTATTATCTTACCAACAAACTTTAATAGACCAAGCTAAAAAAGACTTGAAAGCTAGATATCCAGAACCAGTAGCTCTTAATCAAATAACATATCCAAGCTAATGCCTAGAGTACCTACAACGGCAAGTGTTAGTAACCCACATCAAAGAGGGTATGATTTTAGAATAGATAGTAAATTATTTAGAGCTTCTACATCTCAAGATAGACAAATGGTAATTAGAACAGAAGAGTTTCCTAATCAGCAAATTAATTTAAAACAGAATCCAGAAGATATTAGCACTAACATAGGACAGATTTTTTCTAGAAATAACTTTTCTGGTGGTCAAGGTTTAGATACTGCACATAGAAAAAATGCAAAAGAAGATGATTCTATTAAATTTTGGGATAGTGCTGGAGTAGATGTATTTAATATTGATAAAGGTGAAAACTATACAGTAAAACTATTAAATCAAATGTCTAATAGTCCTGAACAAGCAACATCATCAACAGATGGAGATAACTATACAGCAAGAGTTGGTACAACTTTATATGCTTCTGATGATGGAACTTTATATAAATCAACAGATGGTGGTGATACATGGGCTACACAATCAATAAGTATTACATCTGGTTATCAAATAAAAGGTTTAGCTGTATTTGGTAGTTTATTATATGTTGTTGCAAACAATGGTAGTAATGGAGAAATAATTAAATGGGATGGAAGTAGTGCAACACAAGTAGATACAGATAAAATATTTAGTGGTATATGGTCTGCTAAAGGAGTTTTATTTGTAACTTGGGTAGAAAGTAATATTGCATATATACAACAATATGATGGAGGTACAGGTACTACATTTGCTACTGGTAGTTCTATTATTACTTTAACTCAAGGTCAAACATTTACTGATTTAGTTGATGCTGGTGCTGTTGTATTAGCTACTGCAACTGATGGATATATATATTCAATTAAAGATATAACTGGTACTTTTACACTTAAAGGACAAACTGAAATAACTGGAGAAATTCCAACTTGTATAGCTGAAGCACAAGGAATAATATTTTATGGAACTAAAGAAGAACAAACTGGTTCTACAACAATAGGTAGATTTTATAGAGCAGATTTATCTGTAGCTGATGATTTATATATATTATCAAATAATCAATTAATTAAAGAATGGGAAAATTCTGGTATTGATTCATCTCCTAAAACATTATTTGTTAGTAGAGATTCTGTATATACAGGAATAAAAGAAAGTACAACAGAAGCTAATTTATGGAGATATTATTTACCAACAGCTGGTTTAAGTAGAACTTATAAATGTGATATAGCTACAGGAACATTAGATGTTATATCTGGAATAGAATATATAAATTCTAAATTTGTTGTATTAGTACAACAAGAAGGTATATTTTTACAACAATCTACTTATGAAAATACAGGTTATATTATATTGCCTAACGCAGATTTTTATACTTCAGATGAAAAACAATGGGTTGGAACAACTGTAGAACATGAAACTATTGATGATTCAAGACGTGTTCAATGTTATATCAGTACTAAATTTGAAGATATTAATAATCCAGATTCAACTAATTGGTTATTAACTAATGACTCATCTACAGGTAGAGGTAATGAAGAAGCACAAATTAACGAAAACTCTAGATATTTATCAACAAAAATAGTATTAACATCTAAAGCTGATTTTACTGCAACACCTTCTTTTAATTCAGTAGCAGTAAGAGCATTGCCTAGACCACAAGTTGTAGTTGTAGATTTACCAGTTAATTTATCTGACCAATATGAAAGAGCAAATAGAAAAAGAATTAAAGTTAGAAATCTTGGAGAAACAATTTATCAAGAATTAAAAGAATTTGAAGGAGATTCTGTTACTCTAGAAATTTATGACCCAGCAGAAACTATTAGGGGAGTTGTTGAAAGTGTCGCATATCCTGTAATAAATAATGCTAGTATAGGTTCAGTAACACAATATTGTACTGTAAGAGTTAAGGGTGTAAGAGCAAGTAGTTCTGTAACCCCATCTAGTAATATACTTGGTGTTGGTACTATAGGTGTGATAAGATTAGGATAGTTTATGGCATTAGTAGAAAGTAAATTAAGTAACGCATACGAGACAACATTAGCTGCTGCATTATTAGCAGACAGTACTGATACAACAATATCAGTAGCAGTTGCACCAACAGATTCTGGTAATACTGCTATTTCTCCTTCTACTGCTACTCCTATGTATCTTATTATTGACCCTGATTCAGATACTTTAAGAGAATACATAAGAGTTACAGCTATATCTGGAACAACATTAACTGCTGTTAGAAATATTGATTCTGGTGGCGGTGGGTTAAAAGCACACTCTATTGGAGCAAAAGTAAGACAAGCTCCTGTAGCACAAATGTTTGATGATGTTCATGATAGAATTAATACATTAATTAATACTGCTGGTACTGCAGTTAATACATCTGATGGTTTAGTTAAAGACCAAGATGATATGTCATCAAACTCTGCATCACATCTTGCAACACAACAATCTATTAAAGCATATGTAGATGCAACTATACAAACAGAAGAAACTATAGAAGACTTTGTTGGAGGTATGTTTTCTAGTAATACAGAAACATTTATTACTGCTACATATGATGACTCTGACGGTACATTAGATTTAGTAGTTCCAGTTCTTGATGAAGATAATATGTCATCTGATAGTGCTAGTCATTTAGCTACACAGCAATCCATTAAAGCTTACGTAGATGATGTTGCACAAACAACAGAAGAAGTTCAAGATATTGTAGGAGCTATGTTCTCAAGTAACACTGAGACAAACATTAGTGTTACTTATGACGATTCAGACGGAACTATAGATTTAGTAGCAGATTTATTAACTGAAGAAGCTGTTGAAGATTATGTTGGAGGTATGGTAACTGGTAACACAGAAACCTTTATAACAGTAACATACGAAGATAGTGATGGTACTTTAGACTTTGTAGTACCTGTTTTAGACGAAGATAATATGGCTAGTGATAGTGCAACTCACTTAGCTACTCAACAATCTATAAAAGCTTATGTTGATGGTTTAGTACAAACTGAAGAATCAATAGAAGATTTTGTAGGTGGAATGGTCACTGGTAATACTGAAACTTTTATAACAGTAACTTATGAAGACTCAGATGGAACTATGGATTTTGTTGTTCCTGTTAAAGATGAAGACGATATGTCTTCAGATTCAGCTACACATCTAGCTACTCAACAGTCAATTAAAGCATACGTTGATACAGTCGCACAAACTACTGAAGAGGTTCAGGATATTGTAGGTGCTATGTTTAGTAGCAATACTGAAACAAGAATATCAGCTACATATGACGATTCAGATGGAACTATCGACCTTGTAGTTGATGATATGACTGCTGATACACAACTTACTACTGAAGCAGTACAAGACATAGTTGGAGCTATGTTTAGTTCTAATACAGAAACTAGAATAGCTGTTACTTATGATGACTCTGATGGCACTATTGATTTAGTAGTCGATGATATGACTACTAATACACAACTTACACAAGAACAAGTTGAAGATTATGTCGGTGGTATGTTAGATGGTGATGAAACATTTATAACAGTAGCTTACGATGATACAGATGGAAATATAGATTTTACAGTACCAGTATTAGATGAAGATGATTTCTCTTCTGATTCTGCTTCACATTTAGCAACACAACAATCAATTAAGGCTTATGTAGATGGTATAGGTGTTAGTACAGAACAAGTACAAGATATTGTCGGTGCAATGTTTTCAAGTAATACCGAAACAAATATTACAGCAACTTATCAAGATGCAGATGGAACTATAGACTTAGTAGTTGCAGCAGTAGATAGTACAGCTATTGTAGATGGAGATTCAGACTTTACGATTGCAGATGGTACTGCTAATGGTATACATTATGAATTAGATAATACAGATATGGCTAATTGGAATGCAGGTGGTATTGCATTAACAACAGCAGGTGGAATCTTTAGACATCATCAAACACAAGCTGCAACATATACAGTAGCTGCAAACGAAGGAGCTGTTTTAGCTGGTCCAATAACAATTACAGGGACAGTTACAAATTCTGGTACGATGGTCGTTATCTAATGGCTAATGTAAAAGTAAACACAATATCGCTAGTATCTGGCAACAATGTTGCTATGTCAAATTCTTTAAATTTAAAATCATATACTACTACACAGCGTAACGCACTAACAAGTGCTGCTGGTGATGTAATTTACAATACAACAACAAGTACAGCACAATTTTATAATGGAAGTGCTTGGTCTGATTTATAATGAGTACATTAGAAACAAACTCAATAGCTAAATATTCTGGCAATAATGTTTCTATTGATGATGCTTTAAATTTAAAATCTTACACTACAACACAAAGAGATGCTTTAACTTCTGCTGCTGGAGATATCATTTACAACTCAACTACAAATAAAACACAGTTTTACAATGGTTCAGCTTGGGCAGATACAGGTGTTTCTTTTATAGATATGGAATATTTAGTTATTGCAGGAGGTGGTGCTGGTGGACATAGTTCATCATCTGCAAAACAAGGTGGTGGCGGTGGTGCAGGAGGTTACAGAAGTAATGTTTCTGGAGAAAACACAGGTGGTAATGTATCAACAACTAATGCTTTTACAACATATTTTATACAAAAAGGAACATCTTACACAGTAACTGTTGGTGGTGGTGGTTCTTCTAATGCAACAGGTGGTATTGCAGGTCAAGGTTCAGATAGTAGATTTGGAAAAATAATATCTTCTGGTGGGGGTGCTGGTGGACACGGTACAGCAGAATACAGTGGTCAAACAGGTGGTTCTGGTGGTGGAGGTTCTACAGCTAATAAAGGAAAAGGAATTGCTCATCAAGGTTTTGCTGGTGGAGAATATGGTGCTATAGGTGGGGGTAACACAAACAACGCAGGTGGTGGAGGCGGAGGTGCTAGTTCTGTAGGTGCAGATGGTGCTTCAGCTAATGGTGGTAATGGTGGTGCAGGTTTAGCTTCTGAAATAACTGGCTCTAGTGTAACTAGAGGTGGTGGTGGTGGAGGAGGAACAGGTGAAAACTCTTCTGGAGGTGCAGGAACAGCATCTGGAGGTGGTGGAGCAGGTGGCTACAGAGCTAATGGAACTGCTGGTACTGCTAACACTGGTGGCGGTGGAGGTGGTGGAGGTTCTTATAACACTGCCAGAGATGGTGCTGCTGGAGGTTCTGGAACAGTTATACTTAGATGGGTTACTGCTGATGCAACTATTGGTGGAACAAGAACAGGTTTAACTGATGGTGGAGTACAGACAGATGGTTCAGATTCATATATAGTTTTTACAGCAGGAACAGGAACAGTGAGTTTTAGCTAATGAGTGAATTAAAAACAAATCAAATATCAACAAATGATGGCAATAATGTAGCTATAGATAACTCTTTAAATTTAAAATCTTACGATACAACTGCACGAAATGCACTTACATCAGTTGCTGGAGATATGATATATAATACTACAACTTCAGCAGTAGAAGTATATGATGGTTCATCTTGGACTTCTGGTACCAAAGTAGTAACAGTTGACTATTTGGTTGTTGGTGCTGGAGGAGGCGGCGGCAAATCAGGTCAACATAATCTTGGATTAGGAGGTGCTGGTGGAGGTGGAGTTTTAGCAAGTTATAATAATGAAGCCTCTGGAGGTGGTGATACTTCTTTAGAAAGTTTAACTTTATTAGCTGATGGTTCAACAACATATACAGTTACTGTTGGAGCAGGAGGCACAGGTGGTACTAATATAGGAAATCAAGGTGGATTTACAGAGTTTAGTGTTATATCTGCTAGTGGTGGAGGAGCAGGAGCGCAAAGATACGCAAGTGCAGCTCAAAAACCTGGTGGTTCTGGTGGTGGTGGTACTGCAATAAATGGTCCTGCTGCAGGTCTTCCAAATCAAGGTTATGGCGGTGGTACAGGTAATAACTTCACAGGTAATAATAATGACCACGCTGCAGCTGGTGGTGGTGGTGCTAGTGCCGTTGGTGCTAATTCTAGTGGAGGCACAGGTGGTGCTGGTGGAGCTGGATTAGCTTCTACAATTACTGGTTCTTCAGTAACATACGCTGGTGGAGGCGGCGGTGGTGGAGGAACTGGCGGTGGCGGTGCTGGAGGAACTGGTGGCGGTGGTGCTGGTGGCGGACAAGCTGATGGTTCAAATGGAACTGCTAATACTGGCGGTGGAGGCGGTGGTTCTTATGGAAGCACAACTGCTGATAGAGATGGTGGAAATGGTGGTTCTGGAATAATTATTTTAAGATATCCAACAGCAGATGCAACTATTACAGTTGGTTCAGGTATAACTTCATCAAGTGCAACAGATGGTAGTGATACAGTAATAAGTATGACAGCAGGAACAGGAACAGTTACATTCGCATAATGGTAGAAAAGATTTTAATATAGGTTATAATAGGAAACAGATATGGCACATTACGCATTTTTAGATGATAATAATATAGTAACAGAAGTAATTACTGGTGTTGATGAAGACGCAAAAGATGACTTACCTGATGGATTTGATTCTTGGGAAGCTTGGTATGGAGATTTCAGAGGTCAAACCTGTAAAAGAACTTCTTACAACACAAGTGCTAACGCACATAGTGATGGGGGAACTGCTTTTAGAGGTAACTATGCTGGTATAGGTTATACTTATGATGCAGAAAATGATGTATTTTATAGCCCAAAACCTTTTAGTAAATGGGTATTAGATGAAACTAAATGGATATGGAAAGCACCAAGTGATATGCCAACTGATGGTAAATTATATATTTGGAATGACAATGCAGGTGCTTGGGAAGAAGTGGTAGAATAGATTTATGGCTAGTGAAATAAAAGTAGATACAATATCAGAAAAAACATCTGCAAATGGTGTTACAATAGATGGTGTTTTAATTAAAGATGGAGCTGTAGATGGATACGCTTCTATCGGATTAGTAATAGCGTTAGGATAAGGTAAATATATGGCAGAAACTTTTCATAGTAAAGCAGCATTAGTAACTAATAGTGCTGATACAAACTTGCTTACCGCAGGAAGTGGTGAAACATTAATTATTATTCATTGCCAAGTAGCAAATGTTGATGGTACTAATGCAGCAGATTTATATATAGACATGGTAGATGATGAAACATCTGATGTTACTGCAGCTTTAGCTCACACTATAAGTGTCCCTGCAGACAGTGCAATTAATCCTATTGGAGGAAAGCTAGTATTAGAAGCAGGGGATAAAATAAATATATGGGCAGGAGCCGCATCTGACCTAGAAGTCACGATTTCTTATTTAAAGATTACATAACATGACAAAAGGTACGAATAAAGACTTTTTTGGCTACATAGGTCAAAATACTGGTACTCAAACAGCAATTACTAATCAAGGACGTTTTGTTCCTAATGACATAATTTATTTAAAAGGAAAAAGTCAATGGGATAGTCCACTTGTAGTTGAATATTTAGTTATAGCTGGTGGTGGTAGTGGCGGCAATGGTAACGAACAAGGTGGCGGTGGTGCAGGAGGATTTAGAAATTCTGTACAAACTGAAAACACTGGTGATGGTGGAACAGCAGAAGCTACTTTAGAACTTGCTCCTGGAACTTATGGAGTTACAGTAGGTGGTACTGCTACAGATAGCACATTTGATACTAACGGTGTAGTTTCAACAATAACATCAACACGTGGCGGTGGTCAAGGACAAAGTGGTGGTTCTGGTGGAGGCGGAGGAGGCTCCGATACAAATAATGGACACCCAGGTGGTTCTGGTACTGCTAATCAAGGTAATGACGGCGGTGAAGGCGGCGGTCAAGGTGGTGTTAGTAATAATGCTGGCGGTGGTGGAGGTGGCTCTGGTAACGCAGGTTCAAATGGTCGTAATGGTCACGTTGGCGGTGCAGGCGGAAATGGACAAGCTTCTTCAATAACTGGTGCTTCGGTAACTTATGCAGGTGGTGGTGCAGGTTCTGGACACAATGCAAATAACAGTAATGCTTCTGGTGGAAACGGCGGTGGCGGACGAGGCGGCAAACAAGGACAATCTGGTAGTGCTAATACTGGTGGAGGCGGTGGTTCTGGTCGTGATAGTTCTGGTACTTCTGGTGGCTCTGGTGTTGTTATATTAAGATATTTAACAGCTAATGCTGGTGGTTTCTCTGTTTCTGGTGGTTCAACTAGTACTTCTGGTGATTATACAATTCATAGCTTTACTTCTTCTAGCAACTTTGTGATTTCATAATGGCACACTTTGCAGAACTTAATGATAGTAATGAAGTAATTAATCTTATAGTAATTAATAACTTTGATATATTAGACGAAGACGGTAAAGAAAGCGAAGCAATAGGTATTGCATTAGCTAAAGAAATTACAAATAGTTCTAATGATTGGGTTCAAACTTCATATAACAATAATTTTAGAAAACAATTAGGAGAACCTGGTTTTACTTATGATGAAACAAAAGATATTTTTATTGCACCAAAGCCTTATGCTTCTTGGACTTTAGATGATAACAGTGATTGGCAACCACCAATAGCTAAGCCAGATTACGATGGTGATGGCAGTGAGTGGTGGTGGCAAGAAGATGAAAATAAATGGGGTAAATTAAATTCTGAAGGTGAATGGGTTTATAACGAATAGCTTGTATAATAAGCTATATGGATAATAAACCGTATAAAATTTACGACGGTGTGTTAGATGAAGGAGATTTATTTCATTACCGTAGATATTTTAAAGAAAACACTTTTCCTTGGTATTACCATAGTAGAACCACTATGTTAAAAGGTGATGATGAATTTATGTTTACACATACATTTTTTAATAATGGTGCAAGAAACTCTGAACGTATGTGGGATATATTAGATATAACAACTAGAGTTGCACATTTATCTGAATCTAAGAATCAAAAATTAATGCGTATTAAATCAAATCTTTATACAAATCAAGGTGAGAATACTGAAATGAAACCTCATAGAGATTTTGTAGATTTAGATTATGATTTTAAAACTTGTATTTTTAATTTAACTACTTGTAATGGTGGCACAGTTTTATTAATTGATAATGAAGAAGTTTTAATTCCATCTGTTGAAAATCAATTAATAGTTTTTGACGGAAACATAGAACATTTTGGAATAACACAAACAGATAAAAAAGTAAGAGTTCTTATTAATTATAATTTTTCATAATGATTGAAATTTATCCCAGAGATAAACGTTTTGAAGAATTACTAAAATTATATCCACCAGTTCAAGCAAATAGATTTTTACCAGATTGGTACAAAAAACATAATATTAAAAAACGTGGTTCTGCTGCTTCATCACAAGTAAGTGATGACATAAGACACGCAAAACAATGTCCAGCTATACAAGACTATGTAACTCACGGTGTCATAATTCCAGCTTGGTCTGATATGTATTTTATTAAAGATGATAAAGATGATTATTCGTGGAACATTACAGTTGGTATGCAAATAAATGATTTTGTATGGATTGATAAACAAGGAATAAAACAAACTGAAGATATGGGATTGAATGTAGTAAAAAATTATGGTGTTTTAAAATTAATATCTCCTTATTACTGGAAGACTCCAGAAGGGTATGGTATATATTTTAATGACCCATTTTATAATCATAGAAATAATATAAGATTATTACCTGGTTATGTTGAAACTGATAAATGGCACCAAACAAATTTTCCATTTGAATTTATAAAAGATTACAATACAGAAGAAGAAAAAGTTTTATTTGTAAAAGCTGGGGACCCTTTAATTCAACTAACACCTTACAAGATTGATGATATCAAAAAGAATACAAAATTTGAAATTAAAAATTATGATGAAAATTTAATAAAAGAAATAGAAAAACAAAATATAAAACATACTTCTATGTCATTAAATTGGAACGAGTATAGGCTTCATGACAAAAATTAAATTTGTAACTGTTTCAGATGTGTTATTTTATGAAGAAGAATTACTTCCTCAACCAATTTCTAATTTTATTCCAGAATGGTTTAAAGATATTAAAAATTATTCTAATGATTCTAAACATGATATTACAAGCAAAGTTAAAACTGTTAAAACTTGTCCAAGTTTTGTAGATATATTTCAACAAGGTTATGTAATACCAGCACCAGTAGATTATGTTTTTAAAGTAAATACAAAAGAAGATTGGTCTTGGGAAATTCCACTTGCTTTTGAAAAAGAAAATAAAATGATAGATGTAGATATTCACGATGATATACAAATGGTTGACCACTTGCCTAAAAATTCTAAAATAAAAAAAGTATTTAAACTTAATTTACCATTAAGAGTTATAACACCAAAAGGTTATAGTTGCACACAGTTGCCAATGCCATATACTTATAACGATAAATGGGAACTAAGTTATGGTGTTTTAAAAACAGATGTTATACATGAAATAAATTTACAAATAAATATTCTAACAAACGAAGAAGTTCTTATTAAACAAGGTACACCATTGGGTGTTTACATACCTTTTAAACGTGAAGAATATAATTTAGAAATTACAAGATTACAAGATGACCACGAAGCTAGTAAAATGATTAATAAAAGTCTTTTAAAACTGCACGGTAGATTTCCATCACAATATTTTAAAAAATTTCATAGAAAATAGAATAACAAAACCTTAATAAATTATGCTATAATGTCTCATCATGGATTATTTAATAGGATTTTTATTGGGTTATTATGCTCGTATATTTTTTAATTGGTTAAAAGAATTAGCTGAAGTTAAATTACCAGATAATTATAAACAAGAAGACTGGGACTGGTTAGATACTAATGACCAATACTAACGGTTATACAAACAAAGAAATGTTACACCTTATTAGGGTAGAAGTACAAAACCTACATGAAAGAATTGATTTTCTTCACGAAAAAATAAATAAAACTCCTACAAGAGCTGAAATTGTTGGTTGGTTAGTTGGATTAAGTAGCACAGCAGCGTTTTTAAATACTATAATGTAAAATATGAAAGCACAAGTAAACCTAGGACAAATACTACAAGGTGGATTAGCTGCGTTAGTTGGTTGGTTATTTAAAACAGTTAATGACCTTCAACAAGAAGTAGCCACGCTAAAAGCACAAGTTATTGCATACCAGGATAGTATTAGTGGATTTAATCAAAATTTAATAATAATAGAAGAAGTAATTAGAGAAATACTATTTAAGGTAGGTGGCTAATGGGCGACTGTTGCGGTAGCTGTAACTGTGGGGGCTAAATACTATTACGCTGTAGAAATACTTAAAGTAGTTGATGGAGATACAGTAGATGTCAGAATTGATTTGGGTTTTGATGTGTGGCATAAATGTCGTGTACGACTTATGGGCATCAATGCTCCTGAATCACGAACAAGAGATAAAGAGGAGAAAGTCAGAGGGTTGGCTGCTAAGGAGTGGTTATCTAAAGAGTTCTATGATGCAGTAGATTCTATTGAATTACAATCTCATGGTAAAGGTAAATTCGGAAGAATATTAGGAGAATTTTTTATTAACGGTGTAAATATAAATCAACAAATGGTAGATGAGGGCCATGCAGTGGAGTATCATGGTGGCAAACGATAGTAGGTGTTCAATAAACTTTCACGCATTTGTATTGCGTTATCATTATTAATACCTATACCTGTAATTGCTGATGAAACAGATAATTCTACAAGTACTACTACCACTACTGTATCTACTACTACTACTACTACTACTATCCCAGAAGGAGAAGTGGAGGAGGTAGAAACATTTGATGGGACAACTACCACAACTACCACAACTATCCCTGAAAACGGCTCTACAAGCACGACAACGACTACTACGACTACTACAACAACTGTACCTGAAACTTGGGAACAAAGTACAGATATAGTTATACCTGAAGATGAACTTGATATACAAGGTAATGAAGTAGAAAATAATATAGATATAAATAATACATGGTCAGGTCAATATGGTTGTGATGATTATTGTATTAATTTAGAGTTTAGACAACACGGTGGTGATGGTGAAGATTATGAATTTGATTTACCTGAAACAACAACTATTGATGAAGTAGAACATGACATAGATATTTATGAAGTTGGTTTTACTATTGGTGCTTTAAATAATCAAAGTACAGTAACTTACACTCATACTGATGAAACTACACAAACTAATACTATTGATGCACAAACTTTTACAAGTGCTGAAAGTATGTATGAAGTTATTGTTTATAACATAAGAGAAACTCTTACAACATTTATAGATAAATTTACATTATCACTTAATGATTGGACTTTAGTAGATGACATAAGTTTTAAATATACAACTACAACTACTACTACTACCTTGCCTCCTTTTATAGCTCCAGAACCAGAACCTGAACCAGAACCATATATACCACCACCTCCTCCTGAACCTGAAACGTTTGAGGTTGTAATGGAAGATGGAACTGTTAGTAAATATGAAGAACATGAAATAGAAGACGGTACTGTTGAACGAGATAATGAACGTAAAAAGAATTTTGATTTATATGGTGTAGAATTAACTGACGAACAAGTTGAAAGAGGAGATTTAGAACTATATGACATCGAAATTATTGAAGAAGACATGGAAGAAATCGGAGACGAGTTTTATGATGATGATTTTATATATGATGATTTGGAAGACGGATATGAAAATGAAGAGTTTATTGAACTTACTGAAGATGAAATACTTGAGCTTGAAGAACAAATGGAAAAAGATGCTAAAGCTCTTGAGCTTAAAGAAAATGAAGAGTTTATTGAAATCATTGAATTTGAAAATGATGAAGAATTTGAAGAGTTTGTTGAAACATATATTGAAATAGAAGAATTTCTTGAAGAATTTGAAGAAGTAGAAATTATAATTATTGAAGATATTGAAGATATAGAAGTAGATGTTTTTGATATTATAATAGCTAATGACCTTTTTCCACCAAAAGAAGAAGATGTTATTGAAGATTTAATAGAGGTACAAGATGAGTTGGTCGAAGATATATTTGAAGATGACACCTTTACAGAAGAAGAATTTCAAGAAGAAATTTTGGAATCAGATGAAGAAGAAGTAGTTGAAATATTTACCTTTTTTAAAGATGAAGAAACTATTGAATTAACTGAAGAAGAACTTAAAGAAGAAGTTGCTGAAATTGAAGAAGTAATTGATATACCTATTATTGAGGAGGAATTATCTAATGAAGAAGTTGAAGAAGCCATTGAAGTATATGTGCAAGAACTCGACACAGAAGAAGTTGTAGAAGTACTTGAAGAAGTTAATGATGTTGGTGTACAGAATTTAGAACAAGTATCTGAAGAAGTACAAGAAGTTATTCAAGCTGTAGTTGAAGAAGCTATTGAAGATGTAGAAGAACTTACTGAAGAACAAGTAGAAGTTGTTGCTGAAGTATTACAAGTTAAAACTGAAGACGTAGAAATAATTGCTGAAGCTGTAAAAGAAGATGAATCTGTCGCTACTGCTGTTGAAGAATATGTAGAACGTGCAGTAGAAAATGCTGATGTTGAAAACTATACATTAGCTGATGTTGTTACAGAAGTGCAATTTGAAGAGTTTTTAGATAGTCCAATTGAAGTATTAACAGATATCAACATACAAGAAATAAATTTAACAACCATTGGAGATGACATGACTAATGACCAGAAAGAAAAAGCACAAGAAGTTGTAGTGCCTGTTATTTTGACTAGAATAGCTACTATGGCAGCATTTGTATTTAGGAAATCATTATGATTAAAAGACTATGGTCTTGGTTTATTGCAGCAATTAAAGAAACATTAAACCTTAGTTGGACTTTAGTAGGTTTAGTTATTGCTACATTAACCTTGACAGGTTCTGCTCAACAAATAACAGGTTTAGCTACTATAATTACATTAGGTGTATGGTTGCTTACCATTGGATTTAGGAAGGAAAAATAATGAGTGATTTATCAGTAACTGATGCAGATACTTTAGTTATATTAAAAGAATTAGTTAGTAGAACTAACAATAATCAAGATAAAATGTTTAAAGTTAATGCAGTAAAAGTAAGGGAAGATACATTAATGATAACTAATATTAATGTCATACAACCTTTGTATATTAAAAATCCAGACGCAGGAGAAGAAGAATGAAACTAGAAGTATTAAGAATAAGTTCACAAGAAGATTCAACATCTGGAATTTTATTTGATGTTGTTAACGGTAAAAGAAAATTTCTTTGCTATACACTGGAAGATGAACAACGTGATGTAAAAGTCTGGGGTGAAACAAGAATACCTGCTGGTGAATACAAACTTTCATTAAGAAAAGAAGGTGGATTTCATAGTAGATATCAATCTAAGTATGGTGATATGCACAAAGGTATGATACATGTTAATGATGTACCAGGGTTTGAATATATTTTATGGCATACAGGTAATACTGACGAAAATACTGCAGGTTGCTTGCTATTAGGAGACTCTCAAACAAGTAATCTTGTACAAAAAGATGGGTTTGTAGGCTCTAGTGTTAATGCTTATAAGAAAGTATATCCTTATGTTGCTGCTGCTATATCACAAGGTGATGTATATGTGACATATATAGACCACGATGGTAATGTAGATACTAATGACAATCAAGATGTGAATAGTAATGACATAACAGAAAAGCTTTCTGAAATTTCTGGAGAACTTCAAATAATTAAAGCTAAACTGGATGGACATGAAATACGTTAAGTTTCAACCTAGTAAAAAGTTTGGGGAAAAAGCAGGTCCTGATGATATACAACCTTGGAAAGATGACCAAGGTATTCAAAAATATGCTAAAGAACAATCTGAAGGATTTAAAATCAGCGATATTCAAAGTGGTCAGGACATTGTAGAAAAAGATGTATTTACTGATAGTACAGCTACAGTACAAAAAGATTATAAACCTCAAACACCTGAAGCTGCATCTCAAAGATTAAGAGAAGAAGCAGGATTTGATATTGATACAGAGATTGAATTAAGACAAAGTATACATGATGAATATCAAGGTAAAAAAATGGATATTGGTGTTAAAAATGTACCAGGTACACAAAGAAAAAAAATACAAGTTGATACATCAGAAAGTAAACCTACAGTATTAGGTAGTAAAGACAAGCCTTTTATAGACCCTTTTACAAAACAAAATTTAACAGGTAAAGTTGGAGATTTACCTCATACAGTTGAAGGTTATAAAGGTATGGATATAACTGAAAGTAGAAAAGCTTTTAAAATTTCTGAAGAATTATCACAAATGAAAACTAAACGTTCAAATATTATAAGAAGATTAAATAAAGAAATGTACAATATAGATTATTCTGACAAAGTTTTAACTGAAACTGATTTTAAGAAAGCTTTATCTGTTTCTAAAGGTGAAGGTATAGGTATATCTGAAGCAGTTCTACGTGAAACACAAACCCCAACTGAAAGAATTGCTGAAGTTGGAGATGTTTTTGAACAAAAAGCTGACTACAAAGCAACAAGTGCATATGATTATTCTTTAGTTGAAGAAGGTAATAAATTAAGAGATTATCAAGAAGATGTTAAACAAAATAGATTTCCTGATACATCTATAGAAGATAGGATTGAACGAAGTGGTGTTGAAAAAGGTACTCATTATCCAGCTGCTGGAGAAGATAGAATTGATACAGGTAAAAGAAAATATGATGTAGCTAATTTAAATGAAGCTGCTAATTTATCTGGTAGTTCTATGACAGGTGGAGGTGCTCCTGGACTAGGTTGGAAACAATTAGATTTAATACAAAGAAGTGTAGTTCCTTTTCAAACTGTATCAGTTGATAATCAAGCAACAATACCATTTGCTGCAGATGATTATTCAGTACAAGCTAAAAGAATATTAGGTCCAACAAAAGCTAAAGCACATATGTCTTCTATTTTAGATAAAAATATAAAAAGAAATTTAGATGATTATAACAAATTATTACAAACACATAAAAAAATCGAGGCTGCTGCAACTGAGTACGCGGTTATACGTAAAGATATTGCTGACACAATAGGGGGTAAACCTACAAAAGCTAATGTAGAAAAATATTTTACTACAAAAACTGGTGTTAAAAGCACAGGTGCATTTAGAGATAAAAGAAGTGCAACTATTGCTGGATTAGATAAAGAAAAAATGGCTGGTTTACCAGATATAAGTCGTAAAAGATTAAACATGTTAAAAGGTTTAGATGAACCTTCTGGTATTTCTGGTATGTATAGAGGTAATATACCTGAAGAAAGTAGAATTAAATCAGAAGGACTAAAAGGCACACAACAAGTTGTACCTAATCCACAACCAACTACAAGACGTGAAGCAGCTTACAAAAAACGTACACTATCAAACATACAAAGAGCTGAAAAACTTATTTCAACACCACCTGTAGCCTTAAGTAAGAGTGAACAAGATATTAGAAAGAATTTAAAGAAAGCTATTGCTGCATCTGGTGGTATAAAAGCAGTTAAAAATTTAGGAAAAATATTAGGTAAAAGTAATCCAGCTTTAACTGGTTTAACTATGTTGCCTAAAAAAACTTTTGAAGATATACTAAATAAATCTGGTATAATATATAAAAAGCCAGAAGCTTAAAATGTTAAAAAAAATAAGAGCAAGAACATCTAAAGGTACATTCAAGAAGGATGTGGTGTGGACCCCTTGGAACGAAGCATGGAGTTATAAGATGAGTGAAGACTTAAAAGACCTTATTGAGCGAACATCTTGGACATTTGTCGAGGCCTTTATTGGAGCCTTGACTGTTGCCCCATTAGTTGGTGTAGAAGCTGAAACAATTCAGTTGGCTGCATTAGCTGGCGGTGGTGCTGCATTAGCAGTAGTTAAGACATACGCTAAAAAACAAATTAGTAAGTAATATGTCTGCTAACGAAAAGAAATACGATTGGTCTACACATGGTATGACTGAACGTGAAATGCGTTCACGTATACATTCACACAGAGAGATGGCTTATAAAGCTGCTGAAGTTGCTGTAGCTAATAGGGTTCCATCTGCCTTTTTTGGTCGTGATTTTCGTATGTGGGCAAAGAAAAATCCTGATGCACCTTTCATGAAGTCTGTTGAACAAGGTGGCACAGGTGGCTATGATGCTTTAATTAAGCAAGCTGAAAGAAAATATTATGCGGATAAAAGGTATGTAGCAAGAACACAAACTGCGCTAAAACTAACTAACGCATTAAATATTAAAAAAGCTAACAAACTTAAAAAAGATATACAAAAATTAGTATCGGGGGGATAATGCCAATAAGTAAAAAAGGTAAGAAAACTGCTTATAAAAAGAAAAAACGTTATTGATAATAAGCAGAAAGATTATTTAAAATCCTGTTTTAATTGTTTGGATTATTTTTATGGTCCTACTTATAAAGTATGTTTAAGATGTAGGGTCGTACCACTTATATTTCAAAGTTAATTCTTCACCAATTATTAATTGAACTAATGTTTTTAATATATAACCATGGTTTAATTCAACAATTTCACAGTTAGGAAACTCACTATGATTAATAAAGCCACCTAATGGTGTTCTTATAAGGCCATCTTTAAATGCTTTATGGTCATTTTTAATGTGAGTTATTCCTAATATCTTTCCTTTTCTTATAGGTTTGGTCGCAAATAAACCTAACCCATCTACTTTAGACCTTTTAATTGTAAGAGTATCTGGTAGTGGTCTATAATTCATCTGGATAAGACCATGTTTGTTCTATATTAAAGTATGGATTATGTTCTGGCCATTTCCATGCTTTCATAATGTGTGTATTATTTACACTATCTAATTCATTTGGTCCTACATATATAGCATTAGCTACTTGATTAAAGAAATATCTTGTACATTTCTTTTTGTCAAAAGCATTTACATACTTCATGTCACATAATAATTTTAATCTTTTTAACCATTGTAATGTTTTAATTGTGACTTCACCTGATGGTACTTTCTTTTCTGCCACCATAAAATTATCAGTATGTTTTATTTTACCATTTAAAGGAAAACTAAAGCGCTGGCCAGCTAATTTGGCACCATCTTTTAACAAGACATCTAAGTCATGTGTAAATTTAATGCTTATGTCTAGTTCTTTTGTAATGGAATAACTTACGAATACTCGTTTGCCCTTTGGCGTCAAACCCAGAAATCTTTTTCCGCCAAAGACATCCATTGCACTAGCCATATTAAGTAGCTTTCGCTTTTGTGTTTTTCTTATATCACTAAGTATAACATATCTGTCTATGTTCATCTCTTTACTATTTGCCGTAGCAAATTTAGTGTCAATTACATTCATTATTCTTCTTCATCTCTCTTTTCTTGGACGTAATATTGATAGTTATAGTCATTTACAAATTGAGATAGTAGTATGTCAACTTTCTCTGTATTTGCAGGTGTCTGTGTTACAGGACTACCTAATTGGTCAATTAGTGCTAATGCCCATTTGCGCAATTGCATAGGACTATTAAATATGTTTTCGTTATTTGTCATAACTCACCTTCCCCAGCAGTGTTTACTACTGTTCCAATGGTGCCAACCATCGTTGTACACCAGCCATGAAGCTACTGCAGTAGATGTCCATGGGTCGTATCTGTCATTTTTTATGTTTAACTTAGGTGTTAACCAGGCCCAAGTATTGTCGTTAAACTGCCATAATCCTACATCTCGTGTACCATCTTTATTAATGCCCACTGCGCTATCTTTACCTCTGCTTTCGCAATAGATAATAGTTAAAGCTTTTATTCTGTCTTCGTTATTGTCAAAGTACATTGATATTAATGGTGTCCATTGTGATACAAACTCTACTTTACGTTGTGTATCTCGACACGAAATATACTCAGCCATGCTGTCCACACTCACAGGAATGGATAATGCACAACTGAGTATAATTCCGAACATAAATTAGGATGTCATCTGTCTTTTTTTATTTAGTTTTCTGCTTTTCATACTGTCTTTTCTAGTATCATTCGGCATACTTACTAAGTAATAAAGAAAATGACCTTTCTCCTTCGCTGGCAACGTTACAATGTCGTAACCTGCTTTACGAAGGTCATGCAATACTCCACCGAATCGTGTGCATCGCAAGTCAAATACAAACTCACCGTTTGAAATTGGGTCTTTAAACCTTTCGGTTATTAACACATATTCAATTAGTTGTGATTTGCTTTTGATATATTGAGGTATTTTTTTACCTCTAAATGATTTTACTATCATTTTATCCTTTCCTGTTAAAATGGTGCCTCGTTGTCAATACCCCAATCTTCTGGAATACCGTTATTATCGTTATCAAGCCACCAAGATTTACGCCACTTGCCTGTGTGTCCACCACATATGGCAGGGTCGTTTGTACTACAAACGAAGTCTGGGCTTTTGTCAGACTTCTTATTATTTCTATTGTCATAAACCATTTGTCCACAATATGGACATTTTAGGTCATCACGATATTGTCTTTTTTCGTCCAATTTATCTACTATCTTTCCGACAACTTCTCCTGCAGGTTTAACTCCAGGGGTTATGTCTTCTATTGGTCCCATTATTGTTTCCACTTTCTTAATTATATCAAGAGTATTAAATTCTTCTTGAGTATAACTAACTGGCATATCTACCAGTTTTTCAATGAAAGTAAAATACATTTCTAATTGTTTATCACTCCAATTAGTTTTATCTGTAGGGAACTTTCGTATAGTTGCATATTGATTAGCACTGCCAAGTATTTTATTAATAGTTTCCTTGTCATTTACTTTGCTACTTAATATGTTTTGAACAGTATTAGCTATAAATTCAACATTTTGTTTAGCCATCGCCAACAATCTGGTCCATTATAGCATTCATATTATCTAAGTCTTCCTTAGATGGTTTATTTTCTTTCTTACGCATGTCAACTTTTGTCACGATGATGTCATCTTCGCGTGAAGTAACTTGCTCCGCAGAAGCTTCTTCTTCAGTTTGTTTGCTGCCTGACCATAGCTCTACACCAAGACCAAACCTCATACATGCACGTTTAAATGCATCAGATTCAGCATCTTTAAGATTAGTTCCATCATTAAACTTTTCATTGTTTAATTTGAATGTATCTATATCCCCAAATCCGTCATATGAACCCATTCCCTTTATATCTATAGTGCCTTTAGCACCTACTATTCTCTTCTCTCCATTGTGAGTTCCATAAATTGGTTCACAATACCAAGAATACACTATACCGCTATCACGTAGTCTTTCTACATAATTAGCATGTGGTACGTAATCCCCAAACTTTCCAGCTGGTGCTTTACGCACCAATTCTTTTGGAAATGGGGATAACAGTGTGCTGGTATCTATTTCTACCATATTATCTCCTTTTCATATTCGTTGTAGGTCTCTTCCAACCCAGGGGGGAAAAGAGACCGTCTCTTATTCTTCTTCTAAAATAGTACTTAATTGTGTTATGCCACGCTCTATTGGTATAAACTTTACTCCGTTATCAGTTGTAATAACGAAGAATGGTTTTGCACCAAGCCCAGCATATTCAATTGCTACTCTTTTAGCTTTTGAATTGACAATGTTATTAGACATATCCTATCCAATTGTTTTATACATTACCTAGTTTAACAAGATATTCTGCAGTTATCCCATGTTTTGGCTTACAAAATAATAACCACTGACATGGTTTACCCATGCTAGCTAGTTGTTCTAATGCATATGTGTTATAGCTTTCAGTACTTCCATTAACCCATAACCTAATATCATTAAGATACATAGTTGTTGGTGTATGAAAATGCCCTGCAATAGCATAATCAAAGTCTGGCATCATACCATTAGCTGCTAATGTTTTCCATCCTTGAAGCTTTTTACCAAAGCCATACCATGGAAATCCACTGAATCCTCTAATATTATCTCCATGCCATATTAGAAACTTACAATCTTCTCCCAAATTAGCTATATCAAACCAATGATTATCGCCTGTACTATCTGGAATGGTCCATTGTATTCTTTTTTCGTCTCTATATACCATAGCCATAATGTTTCCTAACATCCTATCAGCGTTTGTATCAGGGTGATAGTCCTTTCTATTACGTCCACCTAAGTGTCCGTGGTTTCCTATTACCCAATGAACATCTACTTCATCAAAATTAGCAAGCAATATGTCAAAAAACTTTGTCATTATTCTAGGCCCATCAATTGTCACTTGTTTATATAGAGAACTATCTATTAAGTGTGATTGACCAGGAAATATTAACTCCCCTTCTATTATGTCACCTGCTGCAAACACTGCACATTTTGATATTGGATGTGCTTGTCTCTGTAAGTTAGTAAGTTCAACTACTTTATGTGCATATTCAACTACTCTTTCTTCAGCAATTTCAGAATTATAATCTGGTGTTACTTTAGCTAATTGAATATCAGATAAGACTGCAATTGCAATCTCTTCGCTTTTACTACGCTTAACCTGTGTAGGTTTAGGTATTTTTGGCTTATCCCATAGTTTTAAGTTACTATCTACAGCTTGATATACTGCATCAACCATATCTTCTTTACGATTTTTAGCTTTATCTAATTGTTTTAAGAGTTTTAAGTTGTCTTTCTTAAGCTCTTGTATTTGTTTAGATTCAGCTTCTGCAAGTATCTCATCTATGTTTGGTTTTTTATTCGCCATTATTTAACTTTTCTAAATAGTTAGTCATGGCTGTTTCAGAAATTTTAATACCATAATTTTCTTTTAAAATCCTACATAAACTGTAAGGTTTCATTTTGATATTATCTTCTGTGATTCTTTTTTTTACTGCTACCCAAAAAGGAACAGCCTCTTCAGTAATCTTATTCTCTACAAAATTACCTTTGAGGCCATATTCCGCTTCTTGTAACAGTTTATCTATATCTGTCATACAAATGAGTATAACAGAATATAAGCCAATGTAAATGAATTAAAGAGAAAAGGTGACGCTTTACCTAGGAAAGGAGTACTAGGCTCACTTGCGTGATGCGCCACCCTTTCCATTATTGTAGCTGGTTTAGCTCCAAAGCAAAGCGTTTAACCTGTTCAATATTAGCTAATCGTACTATTCCAGATTGATTCATAATCTGTTTACACTCCTTTAATAGATTAGCTGAACTTGTATTATCTTTTCCAAATACATACATATCAGATACCCATATTCTTTTAGGTGCTTGTTTACTTAACCACCTTAATGCTGGGCCATCTACTAGGTTTCCGCCACCAGACCATTTGTCTAGATAATCTTGTTTAACTCTTTTACCCTTATCACCTATAATTCTAAGTGAACCAGTGTCGTAAGAATAATGTTCTTTATTATTTGAAGAGTTATACATAGCTATCTTAACTGCTGGTAGCATTTGCATAATTTGTAAGATATCATCTCCAGTAAAAGACATTGAACCTGAAGCATCTATTAATATAGTTCCTCCATATACTCTTTGTCTTTGTTTAAAGACTTTCTTATCAATACACCACCTATTCATGTATTTAGGGTTAACACCATAATCCATAGGTCTGTATTCTCTACCACCTTTAATTTTGCCTTGAAGGTTAACATTAAGTTCTGGTGTATAGATATCCATCTTACCCCATCTACCTGTCATGTCATTAATATCTGGTTTATAGTTCATATCAGCACCTTGTGTCATGCCATGTAACTGTTGTTTAGTTTGTAACAAAACTTCTTCAATGCTTTCTCCTGAACCTTCAGATTCACCTTCACCTTCAACATCATTACCAGGTCTACGATTACTTACTGATTTAAGTCGTTCTGCTTCTTTAGCTTTACGTATGGATTCATAAACCTGCTCATCAGTAGGTTTCTCATTAAAATCCTCACGTAATTTATGCAATATTTTTGCAGCATTACGTACTTTTCTATAACTAACCGACATTTGATAAGAACCACGTGATGTACAAATTCTTTCATACAAACTTTTTGCTGTTTTAATTGCAAAATTTATTTGTGATTTTCTATATCCAGTTAATTCGTTTGTATCACATATTTCATGAAACAAATTAATAAAGCTTTCATATTCTCTATTATTTGCGAATCTATGCCAGATATATCTATTCTCATCATCTTCTGGTATGTACCACATTTGTGACATTAAGTAACATATCAATTCATATTCAGAGAATTTATAGATAGCTGTATTATGTGTTTTCATAAATTTATGTTCACACATAACTATTCTATCTATTGGTATATTTTTACGTGATAATAAATAATTAATACGTACTTCTTCACATATTTCTACTGAAAATGAATCTTCATCTTCTGATAACTTACCAATAGTTTGTGGTGACCACTTAACATGACCAAGTTCGTGTCTTCTAATCATTTTTGAATGATTAATTCCACAATCTTCACACTCATTATCAAGTGGTACATGCATTTCTTTAGATAGATTGGAAGTTCTTGGACGGTCTGCGTCTTCAAATATATTCCAACCTGCTTTACCAGAAACTATCTCTGGAAATGGTGCATTAGGGCTACTATTCCTCTTCATCTTTAACTTTTATTTCGTTAAAGTTTATATCGTCTGTTAACATAACAGCATCTAATAACTCTTCACCTCTATTACCAAATACTAAATAAGCTGCAGTTTCTTTATCAACTCCATTTTGTATTAAGTCAAAGAACTCTTTCCAACTTCTAATAGATAGTCTTATGTCAATATCTTCTGTCAAAGAAGTATCTTCAATAACTTTATGCCATGACTTAGGAAAGACTTGCAGTGCAGCTGGATGAATTTTATCAACCAATATCTTCACTGGGAATCTATCTTTTAATGCCATAGGCAAACTATCTGGGTCTGAGTTAGTAGTTGCAATAACTGTAAATCCAGCTTTTGGTTTTACAGTTTCTTTATTGTCATTATTTAATGTCAACTGTGCAATTTGTTTATCATCTAATATAGCATGCAAGAATGTCATTGCGTCTGGTGATGCATGGTCAATTTCATTAACTACTAATCTTGCACCTTTACGCCATGCTTGTATTGCTATACCATCATGCCACTCAAAGCCACCAGAACTATTAGGTTTATAAAAACCTTCTAAGTTCGCACTAGCTGTATCTTCTGTCATGGTTATTTGATACACGTTAGGTTCCCCTTCCATGTTATAACCAACTTTATTCGTAGCTGCTGCAAATGTTTTACCTGTACCAGGTGGTCCATAAAGCAGTACTCTATCGGCTTGGCCAATAGCACTAGCTACTAATTTCCAACAATCCATAGATTGCTCCTTTCTAAAATGGATTAAAAGGTATATATATTGCATATATACCTATATTTCCATTATCTTGTTTACGTTGTTTAAGTTCAAACTTACCCTTGTTTTTCAAATGTCGAATATTTGCTTGCGACATGCTTTCAATATTCTTTTTAACACCTGATATCCAAGTATCAGTTTCTCCTATTTTGTACCATACTTCTGGTGTAGATAATAAAGTTTGTACTTTATCATCTGTTAGTAATGTTGGCTGTTTACCACTTCTACTTAAACCAACTGCAGGTGGGTCTTCTCTTGAAATATTGTCATTAACAATACTCATTCTTCCTCCTTATTTGCCCAATTAGCCACATCACGTAGGAAAGTGTCATTTCTTTGTATAAATGCATTCTCCATATCGGTATGTATTTGCTGTTCCATGTCTTCTATGACTGCAGACACTGTTGTTGGGTCGGTAAATATCCAATTTGCTATAAATTCCTTATGTAATAAATAGTTATAGAACACTTCTAAATGTTCCGCTGTATCAACTGGCATTTCCTCTAAGGCACTTGGCCATGAAGCTACTATTTCAGCTTTACGTGCATCATCTACACGTAGTGCTTCATCAATAGCTGCACGTATGGAATTAGCTTGTACTTCATATCTAAATACCACTCTTTTGTGGTCTTCTAATTCTGCCCAAGTAAATAATTTTCCATTGTCTCCAATTCTTTCTTGCATATGTATATCATCTGCATGATATGCTAAAGTCACTGCATAATTATGAAGTGGAGATGTATTTATTTTAATTAGATGGTTTGATTGGTCACTATCACTCATTGTTCTTCAGTAGATAAGTTTTTCTGATATGCTTTATCAACTTGATATTCCAAAGCTTCTTTCCACATAGCAGCAGTCAAACGCGTTGATTCAATAACATCGTCATTTTTAGACCATGCATTTAAATCATTCCAAATCCAACGAATTACAGTTTTTAATTGATGTTCTGTTAGATTTTCGATATTGTTTATATCCATACTGTCCTTTCTGTTAGTAGGGCTGTTAAATCCCAGTAGGAAAAACAGCCCGTACACTAACTATTTGGTATATCTACCCCAAAGGGTTTTTGTACCATTTATATTTCTAGCCGCAAACTCCATCGACAAGTGTCCATACTTTTCATTGTAATTTTTAGCTAGGGTCCACAGACTACCTGAGTCCATTTTCCTTGCTTCTAGACATACCCATTGGTTTGGGTGTTCCATTAGCTTTCTATCCCATCCCAACCTATAAAACTTAGGTTGTGAGCCACTACGAAAGTAGCCCTTAGATGGTAATTCAGTTAAAGTCATTCCGACTTCAACTTTTTCTATATATTGGTTCATCACGAACCTCCTATTCTCTTGCTAGTGCAAGTCTGAAATAACCTAACACCTCCTTAATTTGTAATGTGCTAAGTTCCTTTCTTTTTTTCTCACTCATAGCTCCTATAAGAGAATGGTATATATAGACACCAGTCAATAATTATAAACATTGACTGGAATCTATTTACACTGGTTCTGGTTTAAAAGTATAAATATCAAAGTTATGCGCTAAAATATTTGGTCCACTTTTTAACCTTTTGCCATTAGATATTATTTTTGTTACTTTGGCCACTGCTTCATCAACACTTGTGTCTTCTTCAAATTTAAAAGTAACTGTTAGTTCTGGATACCAATCTTTTTTGCTATCGTCACCTAACATGTAAACATCTTTACTCACAGCAATCACATGTTCCTTTCCCTATTAATTTCATTCTTATGTCATCTCTTAATGTAAAGACTGCAACAGTTTTATTATGTCTAGTGCAACCTATTAACATTTGATTGTCATCATTAATAGCTACTTCATTTCTTACATAATCTCTAGGTGATTTACCATTAGGTAATTCATTTATACAAATTTTACAATGTAAATAAGAGATAACTATATCTGATGTTATTTCTTCTGATATTGGATTATTCATTATTTATCTTAATAGCATCGCCATGATTAATAACTTTTGTTATTTTTAAATTCAAATGGGGATACATATTTATTAATTTACCTGCCATTGCATCAACATCTTTGATGTGTGGTGGCAATAAAAATGTTTTACTTCCACTGTATCTAACTTCTATTTTATCTACCATATTGTTGCTTCCTTTCATAGATAGGTGGGTACCCAATCATTACAATTTTTACAATACATTTCTTCATTTGTATCATCATAAGCTACAAGTTTATTACCACATGTTTCATGATAATATCCTTGTGCTTCTTTACTTAATGCAGCAAGTATGTTATCCATTTCTTTGTCTAATCGTCTTGCTTCTTTATGATATGCAAACCAACGAATTGGGTTATAGTCAAAAAACTTTAGCCCAAATTCTATTTTAAATAGTTTATATACCAATTTCATTGTTGCCTCCTTTCATAGATAGCTTGTAACACACAAGAAAAGGTGGTATGAACTTACCATTTAAACTCATGTGCTACAAGCTACCTACTTAGTACGTATATACAAGGGGTATATTTTGTTAGTAAGTAGCTCAGTACTTTGCTTTTTATAATGCCAGGGCTAGTGCATTACAAAGTACTATCTATATCACTTTTTAATTTAGTGACTGATTTAACCAATTCTTTATCTAACTTAGACATTTGTTCTAAGCATTTTTGAATACCCTCTAGAGTTTCATAAATATTACCAAGATGTTTTACAACTTCTTTTGTTACTAACTCTCTTACTTCATCAGTAAATTTAGATGACATGTCATCCATATTGTATCTCCTCTATGTCTTTGTTTAATAAATAATTTAACAAATCATCAAATGTCTTTGTTAAATCACCATTAGTTATTTCTTCTATATATGGCAAATCATCAGAATATTCATCATTAATTTCTATACCTTCTGGTACATAATATGTTATTTGAAATAAATCACCCCAAGTATGAATAATTTCCCATCCTAATGACATTTCATCGATTGTTAAGACGAAACTTACTCCGCCCCTTTGGTTATCTTCACCATTTGTCTTAATAACAAGCTCTGACATACATTTATCTTTTATTACATCTGGAATACAATCTAAGATTGCCCCAGCTGAATAAGTAGTTATCTCATCTTCCATTTCTATCTCCTTTCCAGATATAAATAGTAGGGCCGACTGGACCCGCGGGGAAAAGAAGGCCCTGATTTACCCTAGCGCTACTAATAAGTATACACTAGGCATTCTTTAATATAAATAATATATATTTAGTCCTGTAAATATCAATATTATCCATATCAACGCTAATAGTTTACGCATACTAACCCTTTCTTTTAAAAAATATAGAATAGGGGATTGCTCCCCTACCCTATATATCCTTTCGTTCCTATTCCTCTTCGGAATAAGAAAACTCACCTTCGGTCTTTTTAGGTGCATTCCAAATGTTCTTGATAACAAGCTCATTTTGATATTGCATTACACCATTTCTCTCATAGTTATTAGATTGAATTACACATTCAACTGTTAACCTTCCAAATGGTCGTGGTTTACCTTCATCCCACTTAGCTTTGAGAAATTCTTCAATTTGCTCAACTAGCTCATCTCCATAAGCAACACAGTTTAAACCTGCTTGCTTATTATCTCTACCATCAAAGATAAATTTAAGACCATTCATAAATTTATCCCCTGTTCTGGATGCAACTCCAGTACCTGGTGCTCCATCTTTTGTTATAGTTGTCAACGCACCAGTTGCAACTATCATATTCACTCTATCGAGTGAGTTGGGATAATTTGCTAACATCGTAGCTCCTTTCCTATTATCCATATTAACGAACCTTTGTCCGTTAAATCTTAAACCATACTCGAAGCAACTATTACACATCAATCCAGAGTTCTCTAAGATTTCGTGCTCTAGTTCTCCACTACAATATGGACACATACTAACTCCTTTCATTAGTACTTCGAAGGACTTCGGCGACTTCAAACCATATATTAAATGGCGCGCTCCTTTCAAGTCCTTCAAACTACTAATTATCTATCTAAATAACTAGCTACATACAATACTTCAACATAATTATTAGGCATTTCATCAGCTGTTTCCCAATCATCTGAATATGCATTATCAAATGATTTTATTAAGCTTTTTAAATGACTTACTTTTCCTACAAACATTATTTACTCCTTTCTAAATAAATAATATAAAATCACAGTGGATAAAAAATACCCAGCCGAGACGAAAGAGAAAGTCGGAAAAGAATATTAACGCTACTACTACTTCCAGCGTAGGCTTGAATTTAAAAAAAAGCTAGGGACATGCTTTCGCACATCCCTAACTTATGTTGCTAACCTAGTAATACAGTAAGCGATACTCCATTCTTCTGTAACAAGTCATAAACACACTTCTTATGAACTTGTAAGCTTCGGAAACTTGGGACGATTTTATCACCATCTTTAGACCAAGATTTAACTGTAGGAAACCTACCTTGCGGTCTCCCATCATCATTTACAGTGAATTCATCACTACATAGTTCACATTGCATAATTAACTCCTTTCGCAACATTTATTATATATATTTTATATAATCATAGTGGTTATAAAGTACCCAGCTTAAGCATATGAGATATCATATAAGCAACAGTCATTTGGTATCATTTAAATCTACTAGGGGTCATATTAAATAAAGTACTGTCATATTCTTACATACTGTCATTACTTTATTTCATATGAACAAGCTCTGCTTGTATTAACATCTGTTATATGACATAGAACTATGTTCTATGACATATCTTTGACCTACAGATGTTAATCTGACCTTTCACTTATATTAATGTATCTAGTAAAAAATATGATGGTAATCTCTAGAACGTAAGTAAGGAAAGGGGTTTTGGACGTAGCGGGCTATATAAAAAAAGCTGCTTGATTTGAAAATTTCTACAGTTCTTGGGTACTTAGTTTGTGTTTCTACTGTATCGTGTGACCGATTCTAAGCTTTCTGACTCCCGATGCCAACTTTACCTGTGACTGTTTACTATCTCCTAATGTTTGTATATTTTTGTAATATAGCACTATACTGAAATCTACGCAACAATCTACAAAGGATTAGACTTTAATGCCAAATGTGATATGTGCAGCACCTAGCTGCAGGAAGAAATTATCTGGCCGCCAACGTAAGTTTTGTAGCACCCAATGTAATAAAAGAACCTGGGCTCAAACCAAAAGACATAATGAGAAAGTTGAAGAAAAACCAATAAATAAAGATTTTAATTCAGACGATGGGGATTATGCAAGTGTACGTAGGGGCAAACATTATGATGAATTTAGACTTAAGTATGCCGAGCAAATCGCAGACGGCACCCTCACTGTGGCAGATTGTGCCAGAGAACTAGAAACTACGTCAGCAACCGTCTCTAGGATGCTCTCAGCATACAAAACAGACATTAAGAACGAAGTAGCAGCCGAAGACTGGGAAGTTGATGATAAAGCTGCTGCATCATTAAAAAATTTTTCTAGCTTTCGCAACAGATACTTCGCTACAGAAACAGGGGAGAAATATGAAACTGCTGAATTTCATACAAACTGGATTAAAAACATTTTAGATAGTATTAAAAACGGTAAAGAATTATTAATACTGTCACCCCCACGACATGGCAAGACTGAGTTATTAATACATTTTGCTGTGTACCAAATAATGAAAAACCCAAACATAAGAATAATGTGGGTAGGTGGAAACGAAGATATAGCAAAGAACGCTGTATCAGCTGTATTAGAACATCTTGATGATAATGAAAGACTTCAAGAAGATTTCTGCCCACCTGGAAAAAACTTTAAACCTGATAATAGGTCAGGTAAGCAATGGTCACAAAATCAATTTACTGTAGGTACAAGAACAGTACCAGGTATTAAATCTCCAACTATGGTAGCTGTAGGTAAAGGTGGAAAGATATTATCAAGAGACTGTGATTTAATAATTGCAGACGACATTGAGGACCATCAGACAACAATGCAACCTGGTGCAAGAGAAAATACTAGACAATGGTGGACTACAACTCTTTCATCTAGAAAAGAGGAACATACAGCTGTAGTAGTAATTGGTTCAAGACAACACTCTGATGATTTATATCATCACTTACTTGCTAATGATGAATTTGATAGAATAGTTGAAACAGCTCATTCAATGGAATGTACTATACCTGAACATACTGTAGATGAACATGTAGATTGTATGTTATGGCCTGGAAAGAGAACTTACAAATGGTTAAATACTCGTATGCAGGCAGCAGAAACAACAGGTGGTAGAAAAATATTTGAAATGGTTTATTACAACCAGGCATATGTTGAAGGTACACAGATATTTACAATGAACATGATTGACCAATGCATGAGACCTGATTTGATTATGGGGCAGGTACCAGGCAACTTACATTTAGTTGCTGGACTTGACCCTGCATCAGCTGGATATCAAGCAGCTGTATTATGGGGTATAAATGCTTACAGGGGAGAACTCTTTCTTATTGATATTGAAAATAGACAAGGTGGCGGAGTTAAACATGCTTTACAGATAATATCTGATTGGTATCATAAATATGATTTAGCACATTGGATTATTGAAGAGAATGGATTTCAAACTGCTATTAGGCAGGATGATAAAATAAAAGAATTTGTTTTAAGAAGTGGAGTTACTATGCAAGGACATGTTACTGGAAAAAATAAACATGACCCTATGTATGGTGTAGGTTCTATGGCTGCATTATTTGAAAATCAAAAAATTATATTACCTACTGGTGATTCTGCAAGTCAAGCTAAAGTAAATGCTTATAGACAACAATTACTTTATTTTGACGGAAAGCCAGTTTCTCAGCGAAATAAAGAAAAAACTGATATAGTTATGGCAGGGTGGTTTCCTATGAAAGTCTTTAGAAGAATGAATAAGGAACAACTCGCAGATATGGGACTAGATTATAATGCTAGTTACACAGATTTTGGTTACACAGAGTATAATGAGGCACCATGGGGATAGAGAATTTAGATATTAAAAATTACAGGGAGATAGTTGATAACGCTGCCTCTCTAGTGGCTGGAAGGCCTTCAAAAGAAAGACAAGTACAAAAAGCAAGAATTAAGGCCATACTTAATGGTGGGCCTGATGGTATGAAAGCATTGCTTGGAAATAAAATGGAAACCTCAGATGCTGATTTATTACCAGCTCCTAATATGCTTCAATCAGGTATAGATAGACTCGCACAGAAAATATCTGGTATTCCACAAGTAAGAGTAGATATTTTAAATCATAATAGTTCGGATAGAGCAAAATTCAGAGCAGAGAAGTTAGAAAGAATTGTTACAAGTTATGACGAGAAACAAAATCTTTCGCTACAATTAGGACAGGCAGCTAGATGGTTGCCAGGTTATGGTTACTGCGCTTGGATAATAACGACACGCACAGATAAAAATGGTTATATATACCCAACTGCAGAACTCCGTGACCCTTACGATACTTTCCCAGGTAACTTTGGACCTGACCAAGAACCAAGAGAATTAGCGGTATTAAGAAGAATACCTAGATATAAACTTGCTCAACTTTATCCTGAATTTGCTAAAGATATTTTAAATCCAGATGAAAGTGAAAGTACAGAATCAGCTTATGGTCCAGGTGGTGGAAGTATTGGTACAGGTTATGATAATCAAAAAGATAACAACTGGGAAGATAATACTGGTCAAGGCGTAAGAATAATTGAATATTATGATGCAGGTGGTACTTATGTAGTATTCCCTGAAAAGAAAATGATTCTTGATTTTATACCAAACTTCTTAAGTGGTACTCCATTTATATTTATGAAAAGAATTTCTTTTGATGAATTAAAAGGACAATATGACCACGTTATAGGTTTGATGGCTATGATGGCAAAAATAAATATTATGTCAGCTATAGCTATGGAAGACTCTGTATTTACAGAAACTAATATTTCAGGTGAACTCGAATCAGGACAATATAGAAAAGGTAGATTTGCCATTAACTATCTAGCTCCTGGAACACAAGTGTCCAAACCACAAAACAATATTCCTTATCAATTGTTTCAACAAATAGATAGATTAGAAAGACAATTAAGAATGGTTGGTGGTTACCCAGTAACTGACGACTCACAATCTCCTAACTCTTTTGTTACTGGTGCTGGTCTATCAGAATTAAATAGCACTATGTCATTAATGATTAATGAATATAGAGAAATAATTAAACATGGTTTACAAAAAATGGATGAAAAGAGATTAGAGCTAGATTCATTATTAGCTGCTCAATTCCCAGAACTACAAAAGAAACCTATACAAGGTTTTTATGCTGGTACTGCATTTTCAGAAAATTATTCTCCTATAGCAGATATTGGTGGAGATTACAGAACTAGACGTGTTTATGGAGTTATGGCTGGTTTTGATGAACCACAAAAAATTGTGACTGGGTTGCAATTGTTACAAGCAGGTGTTATAGACGTAGAGACCTTACAAGATAATATTGATGGTCTAGATAATATAGCTAAGGTACAAGAACGTATTAGAAAAAATAAAGCAGAAAATGTTTTATTTGAATCTGTTCTTGCTAGAAGTGCTGAAGGTGACCCTGCAGCAACACAAGCCGTAATAGCAATTTATGAATTTCCAGCAGAGATGACAGAAATATTAAGATTATTCTATACTCCACAAGAACCACAATTAACACCTGAAGAAGAAGCTTTTATGGCACAACAAAATCAACAAATGATGCCTCAACAAGCAGGACCTCCTGGTATACAACAAGCATTAATGGGAGGTATGTAATGGATAATACAGAATTAGAGTATTGGAATATTATTGAAAATAATTTTGGAATAGTAGATGCATTAGATGAAGAAGAAGTAAATATTTTTAATGAATATAAAAATCAAGCTTTTACTGTTATTAACCCTGCTCCAGGTGTAATCATAATGATAAGAGATAATTATTATGACGAAATCTAGAAGAGGTGGATACAGGAAGCCCTCAACTCCAGCAGCTGTAAGTGGGCCAGGTGCTTTAAGTCAAAGAACTGACGGCAAACAACCTATTGTAAGAATGCCTGACGTACCTCAAGGTCAACAAGAAGCTTTATCTGCACAACAAGAAGTTAGTGGACTTGGAGATAGTGGTGGAGCAAACTCACCATTTCCATTTCAAGCTGGAGGAAGTGTACAAGATGGTGTTATGGGTTCAACCAATTATCTTGAACAAGATGCAACGGCTGGAAATATTTTTCAACAAAATGTTCCACCTGCACAATTTCTACAAGAAGATTTAGATATCTTAATGGAAACTGTTGTTGCAAATAATCCAGATAATTTAATATTTAAAGAATTGCTTAATGCTAGAAATGCTCAGAAATATAGAAAAGAATGAGACTCAATTTCATTCAAGAAAAGAAACTAGGTTATCTAGGAAATATCGAACAATCTAAGTATGATGCTGCACAACAGTTCTTAGATAATAATCCACAATACACAACTAGACTAAGTGCTTTATCAGAAAGGTATGCTAATTTACCTTTAGAAGTTTTAGACCCTTTAGCTAGAAATACTGAATTACCTGTTGATTCACCATCAATAGTTGAATTATGTGATGAATATAATAAACAATGGTGCGCACAAGCTTCAGAAGTTTGGGAAACTTCAAGAGAAAAACATAACACTGGCAAGCATATAGAAGATATGACTATGCATTATTCAGATATTTTATTTGGTTTAGGTTCTTTAGCTTATGCTCCATTCGATGATGAAAAAGATATTAAAGTTGGAAAAACACAAACATCATTATGGTTTGTTGCATTACAAGATGCTTTATCTGAAATAACTGTTAAATGGAATCCTTTCAATGTAAGTCCTAGTATTCCAGAACCATACATGAATCAAGAAACTGGTGAATTAATTTCAAACGAACAATACGATGCATTAAATCCTATGGAAAAAATGTTATATGCAATACCTGGTGCTAGGTATTTAATTAAAGATAATTATCCAATATTTAATTCTAGAGTTTGGGCTTATGCACAGCAATTAAATGCTATGGATAGATACATGGAACAAGGTTATACAAAAGAAGAAGCACAAAAGTTTATACCTATTGATTTTGAAAAAACTAAAGTTGAAGGTCTTGGTGAAAAAGAAAATTGGTTAGACGAAACTAAACAATGGCTTAAATTTGCTAAAGAAGCTGATGAACAAGGTGGTGAAGCATATTTATTTGAAATGTTAAATCAAGTATCATTAGGTCAACCTGTTAATTACAACAGGGACAATAAAATTACTGTCGAGTCTTTAATAGCTGAAAATCAACCTGAGTTTGAAGATTTATTAAAAACAATGTCATATGACGAAGCTGTAAAATATACATATGCAAGACTTGGAACACCAATTGTTAAACCAAATGAAGATGGAGAAATAAATTGGACATCAATTCAAAATCCAAATCAAATTGAAGCTTTTGCTGGTAGAAGATTTATATACAATCCTGCTATGGCACAGGAATATGCTGACACACATGAAATGAATATGAATGAAAAATTAAATATAAAAATTCCATATTCACAAGGAAGATACCAAGCATCATTACAACATAGAGTTGGAAGTGAAGCATATAATTCTGCTTCTGGTTGGATAGATGGTAAAGCAAGAATAATTCCTGAACTGTTTGGTGGTTTTGTAGTAAGAGGACTTAGAAAAGCAAATAAATTATTAAAAGTTGTAAACAAATATGAAGATGATTTAGTTTTTGATGATTTAAAAAAACAAGAAATTGCTACTAATTGGGCAAAACAAAATAATAGAAATCCAATAACTGGTGAAGCAGTAGATAATATTGATGAAGTATTACCTACTCTTAATTTACAAACAACTAAAATTAATAAATTTACTGATGAGTTAGCTTCTGAATTAAAAAATGCTAAAAAACAAAGTAAAAAAATGAGAAAACAATATGGTTTATTTGGTGGAGTTGCACCAGGTGTTTTACATGGTACTCCTAAGTTACTTACAGATAGATTAGCTGCTGGTGGAAAATTAAAATCTTATGCAGATAATAAATCATTATATAATTTAGACCAAGATTATTGGACAAAAGAATTTCCTTATCAAATTAAAAAAGAATTAGTAGATACAGATACTGAAGATGGTATAAGAAAAATATTTGAATACGCATATGGAGATGGGTATATGGGTAAAGGTATGCAAACTCCATTTAAATTACATAGTTTGCCTAAAGGTCAATCTTATATGTTAAATGAAGCAATTAGAAAAGTAACTGGAACTAATCCTGGACTTCCTTCTTTAGGTTCAATTGCTGGTAGAGGTATAAGTAAAGCAATACAAACTGTTGATAATGCAAGTAGAGGTGTTTTTAGAAGAAATGCAACAAATATTAGATTAGCTACACCAGATGTATTAAGTGATTTAAGAGTTTTAAGAAAAGCAGATTATAGAACTTGGTTAGATGGTGGAGAAAGAATAGGTAGAAATTTAGGTTTTTATTCTGAACTTACTGGTGGTATGTCACCTTATTGGAGAAAGAAATTTGCTACAGTTCCTGGAGCAGTAATTCCTTTTTCGAATAAACAAGATGGTTATAACACTGTTGTTAAACACATATTAAATTCAGGAATTAATCCAAAAATAGCTGATAATTTATTAAATGAATTTATTGGAATGAAATACACAATAAATAATGTTTTAAAATTTGGTAGAAAATTAGGTGGTGCTGATATTGATAAAGTTGCTGTAGAAGCAAATCCTAGAAGAGCTCAAATTGTAGAAAATCATCTCAAAAAATTATATGATAGAGATGAACAAATACAACAATATTTAGTTGACCCTAATGTAGGTAAAATGATACCTAATCAATGGACAGTAAGACAAGTTGATGATGCAGGTAATACATGGTTTGTTCCTACAATAACAAAGTTATCAGAAGCAGCACAACAAGGAGCACCTTTAATATCAAGAAGAATTATTGATAGAGCATTAGGAAAAAGATTTGACGAAGTTCCAGATTTTGAAAATGGACGATTTGTTGAAAATGCAAAAATGTATATTGAAGATTTACAAGAACAAGGTGGTCTTTTAAAAAATATTAAAATTCCTGGTAAAAGTATTGAAAAAGATATTTTTACAAATGTATTAGATAAATGGATGTCATATTATCAAAAACCAAGAATGATTACAAAACAAGCTTTAACATCAAGAGTTTTATTAGAAGAGCAATTATTTTTTGCTGTACATCCTGATTTAAAAGGTGCATTAGATTCTCCATTCTTTTATTTTCAATGGCTTTATAGTTATGGTCAACTTCCAAAAAGACATTGGTTAAAAAATGTAATGAAAAATATTATGGATTCTGGAGAAGATGTTAATGAAGTAACATTATCACATGCATATCATGAAGCTATACAAGCTAACTTTGCTTATAGTGGATTTAATTTAGCAAAAATAAATAAAAGAAATACACAATATGTTCCTGTTTCTATGGATAGTCCTAAAGCATTAGAAGCAAGAGTATTTCAATATGAAAAATTATTTTTAGACCCTATATCTAGAAAAGTTGCAAGTTTTGATAAATGGGATGATGTTGTAGCATGGTCACAATCTCCAGAAGCAATTAAACTACGTGAGCGTTTAATTGATGCAACTGGTTCTACTTTTACTACTCCACCAGAAAATTCTATAAGAAAACAAGAAAATTGGATAAATTATTTAATGGAAAGAGAAAATGAAATACGTATGAATACTGGTATGAAGTTAACAGAAAGTAGACATTACGGAGAAAATGCTGATGGAACTTTTTGGCATGATGTTTCAGATGCTTTTATAGGTTCTCCTGAATTAAGAGATGGAATAGCTACTGGAAAAATTATAAATAAAAATGGTAAAGAAATTAGTTTATTACCTAAATTTGAAAATGCTTTTGAAAAATATAGACCTCAAGATAGAAATAAAGTTAAAAGATATATTAAATCACTTATGGAAGAAGAAATTGATGGAGAAAAATTATACGACTTTGGATATGCAATACTTCCTAAAAACCCTAGAGCAAATGAATTTGCTGAGCTTGGTGATTTTGTTGATGATAATATGGAAAGAATATTTGAATATTTATTAACTTCACCATTAGCTAGATTAAATAGAGCTCCAATATTTAAACAATTACGTTGGGCTATTTTATCTGATAATGTACAAAAATTTAGTCCTAAATTACAAAAGAAATTAATTGATGAAGCTGAAGCAGCAAATATTCCTAAATACATGATTAATAAAATAAAAGGATTAGCTGCTTTAAAAAGTGGAAAAATAGATGATTATGATTCTTGGAGTGATATAGCTAATTCATATGCTTTACAAACAATGAAATCATTTTTATATGATACAAAAAATAGACATAGAATTTCTGATGTAACTAGAAATATATTTCCTTTCCCAGAAGTATTTATTGAAATGGGTAAAAGGTGGGGTAAAGCCGCATTCTTAAATCCATACTTAGGAAGATATATTGCTTTAGGTAATAAAGGATTTCAAACATTAGATGGTCAAGATGTATATGCTGGTCAAGGTGTATTTGGTGTTGACCCTGTAACTGAACAAGAAGTATTTTTATATCCTTTTGCAGGAGCTTACAATAATTTAGTCTATGGTGATGGTGCTAATTTTAAAATGGTTCCACAGGGATTTGTTAGCGGTATTAACATGGTTAGTACACAAAAATGGCCTTCTACACAACCAATGGTTCAATATCAATTAGACCAATTAATGGATGCAACAGAAGTTAATCAAACATTTCAAGACCAATTTTTTGGTGATTTTCCACCTCCAAAAGATTTAGAAACAGCTATTAAAGGAAATCCAATTCCTTTCTTAAGTAAATTTAAAGCAGCAACTAAAGGTTCTTTAGGTGGTACTGAATTACTTTGGGAAGCTATAAGTGATACTTATGTAGATAAAGATAATAATTTTCAAGAATGGGATATGAATAATATGTATATGTCAATGAGAGCTGAATCAACATTAAATTTATATGAAGCTGTTAAAGGAAGTTACGACCAACAAAGATTATTAGAAACAGGCCAATTAGATAAATATATTAATCATTTAATGGATAACTGGGATGGAAAAAAAGAAGTAATAGGATTTGATGAATTACTTAATTATTATCAACAAACTGGTGCTGAAACATATCCTTTTGCACCAGGAGAATTAACTCCTGAAATATTAGATAGAGCTACATTACAATGGTCTGCACATAAAGCTCAAGTTAGTTTATTAATTAGAAGTCTTGCACAATATGCTTTTCCTACAGGTTTTTCACTTAGAAGTGCTATTACTGATAAATCAGGTAAATGGTGGAGTGTTGCAGTATTAGCAGAAGAATATAATAATTTAGTAGAAAAACATAATGGAAATCAAAGAGATGCTTCAAATGAATTTTGGTTAATTTATGGTATAGACCATGCATATCTTACAACTTCTACAAAAGATAAAACAGGTTACGCTAAAGTTTATGACCGTTCAGTAGTTCAATGGAAAAAAGAAAATAAAGATGAAATTACAATGTTGCCTAAATCATACAATTATTTAAATCCATCTAATCCACAAGCTGAAAGAACTTATGATGAAATGATTCATGAAACTACTAGAAATCCAAATGAATTTATGTACGCACAAAACGATACAGTAGCTTGGTTTAAAAAACAAAGATATGCTGAAATAACAAGAGCTACATATGGAGATAATCAAATAGCTGATTATCTAATAAGAGCTTATACTAATGCATTAGAAGATGCTCACCCAGGTTTTAATGATGCTTACGGTAAAAGAGAAAAGCTTGACCCACAAACTATATTTGAAGAAATGGAAGCGTTATGGACTACATTAGATTTTCCAATGAATTATGAAGCTGGACAAGGTTTTAATAAATTTTATGAATATTATTGGAAACCTGCTGTATTAGAATCACAAAGTCTTTCAGGTAGTGGTTCTACAACTTGGTGGAGAACATCTAAAAAAGGTCAAGCAGTTGCTTTAAGAAGTCGTGTATCAGTAGGTGCTTATGCAGTTATACAAGATTATCCAGAATTTTTATCTATTTATCAAAACGTAATTTTAAGGTTATTTGCTTCTGACACAGAAATGTTAGATTATAATACAGCATTAGAAGAACAAAGAAAACAAGAAAGTACACGAAATAGATAATGGCAACAGCAGAAGAATTACAACAGTTACAAGATGAATTAGAACTGGATTTAAATGATATTATTAATAATCCTGGAAATTATGGTTTTACTGAAGAAATTGCAGTTTATTTAGAAGGTTTAATTGCAGACGCTGATAGCAATATTAATACAATTGGAATACTTGCTAGACAAGCAATTAGTAACCAAGTTACTTTAAATAATAATAATCAATTGCAAATGCCTCCTTGGTTTGACCAAGAAAATAAAAGATTTGTAACTATAAAAGACGAAGATGGAAATCCTCTTTTAAATGCAGATGGAAATATGCAAACAATAGAAATTGATAAAACAACTATGTTTCCTTCAACTAACTTTTTTGAATCATTTATTAGTTCATTAACAAGAAGCGAAACACAAGCTATTCAAGATGTAGCTATATCAAAAGGATATATAACTGAAGAAGATTTAGGACCAGAAATTAATGGTATAAAAGGAAATATAACAAATGCTTTAATAGCTGAAGTAATGACTTATGCAGTTGAAGAAATGGAAAGTTGGTATCCAGAAAGTCCAGAAAGAAATGATTTAATAAATAATATAAATAAAGCTAGACAAGTTGGAGGACAAGATAATAATTTAAACTCTTTGTTTGGAGGAGTTAATTTTGATACAGCTATATCAGATGATTTAATTATAAGTAGAGAAGTATTTTCATCAGCTTTAAAAAGCTTTTTAGATTTAAAAGAATTAGATGAAGCACAAATAGATATTGAAGCAGCTAAAAAAATACAATCTGAAATAAGACAACCTACTGATTTCGATTTAGAAACTGAATTGTTTGATTTATATAAACAATTAAATAATGGAAGAGAAATGAGTGATTTTAGAAAAGCAGAATTTGCTAATGATATAGCTAAGAAATGGTCTCCTTATGTACAAGCTTTAATAGCACAAGATAAATCTATTAGAGCTAATGAAGTATATAGTGAATATTTTGAAAAAGTAGGTGCTGGAGCAGGATTACAAGAAGAGTATGGTGGATTTGTAAGGTTTGAAAGATTAAAACCAGAATTTCAAGCAGTTAATCCTTTAACTGAAGCACAAGAACAAGTTAAAGATGAATCACAAGAAGTTGCTGATTTCGAACAAGAAGGAGATATGATAGAACAAATGCAACAAAGTTATTTACAATGGAGACTAAATGGATAATGATAATTTAGAAGGTTGGCCGCCTGATGACCCTAAAGAATTTGGTATAGAAAAATATTATGAAAAAAAAGCTATTGAACAAAATCTAGAAGGTATTCAACGAGCTACCGCTGAAGAAATGAATAGATATTGGTGGAGATATGATGAAGAAGCTTCAGCAGCTGAAAAAGATTATATGGAAAGATATACAAGTGGTGATTTAACAGATGATGAAATAAGAGATTTAGAAATTGAAACTAATAAATTTTTATCAGAAGAGTCTGATAATTTTAAACCTTTAAAAAAGACTCAAATTAAAAAAGCTATGGGTAAAGTATTTTCTGTATTAATTGACCCTGTTGAAGAAGCTGTTGTTGCAACATTAAGTAAATTAGGTTTAGGTGCTGCAGGTATGGCTTATGTTAAATATGAAACTGCAAATTTTATAGGAAATATATTACTAGGTGCAGGTGCAGGTTCAGCACAAGCACAACTAGCACAATCTGCAATACTTGCAGAAGCATTAGGATTAGATGTAGATTCTGAAGAATATGTTGAAGGATTAGAAAGTAAAATAGTAGAAAGTACGTTAGCAGGTGTACATCGTGCAACAAAAATGTCTCCTTCTTTTAAAGCTGAAGAATATATATATAATGCTATAAAAGGATTTGGTAAATAATGGCATATCAAATAGATTATGGACCACAAGGTACAACTCTTATACAAGTTGGAGATAAGTTTTATTTAGCTTATCAAGATGCAAATACAATATATTATTGGGAAGTAGATGCTTCAGAATTAACTGCATTAACTGATGCACCAACTATAACTTATGATAACTTTGGTGTAGTAACTACTCCTATAAAAGGATTTCAAAATTATACACCTGAAGAATGGTCAAGAATAAAATCAGAAAATAACTTATGGTTTGCTGGACAAGTACAAGATGTAGGAAATAATAAATTTGTTATTGAAAATGTAATTAGTGGTATTAAAGACGTTATTGCTAATGAACCTTGGTCAGAAGATACTAGATTTTTAAACCTTGTAACAGAAGCAATGATAGAAGACCCTAAAAATTGGCAACAAAATTTAGAACTTGACCCAGAAAATAGGTTTATGAACTTAATAAATGAATATGGTTATAGCAAATCAATGTTTAATCGTATGAGAACATACGGTAGAGATGATATAGCTAAAGGTCAAATGGAAGCTGAAGCTCATAATTTAGTACTTAGTATTTTAGATACATTAGAAGCAACATTAGATGAAGATACTACTGCTTGGGCAGCTAGGCAATATGCAATGGGTAAATGGAGTCAAACTTATTTAACACAACAATTAACTGCTGCTACTCAAAAACATTCAATTTATGAAACAGATGCTTCATTTCAAAATGTATTAGATAACGGAGTTATTGGATTTTCAAATAAAGGTGAAGATGAAATTAGAAACTTATTAGATACTTGGTTACCTAAATCTTTACATGAACCTTATTTAAATCAACTATCATCTTTAGCTGGACAATTTATTAATAATCCAGATTTTGCATTAAATTTTGAAGAAAAATTAAAAGATGAAAGATTTGCTTTTAATAGTAATTGGGATAGAGAAATACCTTGGTCAAATATAATGGGTAATGCAAAAACATTAGTAGAAAAACTTTGGGGTGTAGTACCAAGTGAAGATGATGCTATCTTTGGTTCAATATTATTAACTAATGATATTAATAAACAATCAGAATTAATACGTTTAGAAGGATTAAATAGAGGTTATGCAGGACCTACAGCTGATTTAGTAACCGCATTAACTCAAGGTTTTGGTACTGAAGTTGTACCAATGCAAGATTTTAGATTAAATACAGGAGGTAAATAATGGCATTAGTTCAAATGAGAACTGATGGTGGTTCCTATTCTATGGTTGACCCTGTTCTTGTAAGCGATTATCAAGATATGGGTTGGACACTTACAAGTGATTTACCTGAGTTTCAACAAGATGTAACTGGTTATGGTGCAAATGTAAAAGTATATAATCCAGATAGAACAGTTACATTAGATAGTGGTGATACTATTAAATATCAACCTGAAATTACAGGTTATGTAAATACTGGTGGAGGAATGCAAACTCCTGTTATTTCACCACCTACTACTAAAAGTGGAAGTACTACTATATCAAGTCCTACATTTACATATTCTCAAGGGTTAGATGTTGCTAGAGCTATATATACATTTTTAGATGATAATTTATTAGATATTTTTGCAAAAGAATGGGCTAAATATGGTGACCCTCAAGTAGCAATAGGATTAACTAGAAAAAGTTCTGAATGGGAAAATCAATTTGGATATTTAAAACGAGCTGATGGAACATTAATTATGTCAGAACTAGATGCTATAGGTAATATAACTTCTTATAAAAATACTTTAAAAGAATATAATATTTCAGATTTTAGTTTATTTGAGAAAAAATTTGAAGGAATGGTTGCAAGTGGTGTATCACCATTAGAATTTCAAGATAGAATTGATTTAGTTTATAACGCAGTAATTGATGATATACCAGAAGTTCAAAGATTATATGCTGAACAATATGGTATTAATGCATCTAAAGAAGCTATATTTGGCGCATTAATAAACAAAGATGTAGAAGATGCAGTATTAGCTAATGAAATTACAACACTTCAATTACAAGCAGAAGGTACTTCTAGAGGATTTTCTACATCATTTGCTAGAGCTGATGAATTAAGATTACTAGGTTTAGATAGAAGTGGAGCAAGTAAACTTTATGAATCTGCTTCTAATGTAATGAGTAGAGCTGGAAGAGCTGGAAGAACATTAGGATTAGATACTTTAGAATCTGCAGCAGTAGGTAATGTAGATGCACAACAAGATATTATGCGTACTGAAGCACAGGTATTATCACAAAGCAGTATGCAAACTGGTTTACTAAAAAAAGATGGTAAAGTTACTGGACTTCTTGAAACTTAGTGTATAATAGTTTTATGCGTTGCGTGGTCCGCTAAAATAGACCTGCATCAGCTTTCAAAGCCTGCGTAGAAAGCTTGTATTTAAACCGCAGAGTAAGGACTTAGGGATTAGTTACCCAGCCCAAAAGTCAAGTGTGAAGGGTAACACCGCGGCTAGGTTCCACAGGCTTAGTCTGATAGGTAAACACTGTGAGGAGGTACGAAATGGACGAATTTGAAGCACCAGAAAACTCAGGTGCAAAGGCAATGCGTGAAACCATTGATAGAAAGAGTGATGAGAACGCTAAATTAAAAGCGGAATTAGAAGCTCTTAAGACTGAAAAGATGGATGGAATATTCCAACAGATGGGTCTTGATTCATCAAAAGGTTTTGGTAAAGCCCTAAAACAAGTGTATGACGGAGAAGCTAATTTAGAAGCAGTCTCCGAATTTGCAAAAGCCGAGTATGGTTACGAGGCAGGCAATGTGGCCCAAGAGGAAGTCACACCCCCTGTTGAAGAACAACCTGCGGTAGTTGACGATGCGAGAGCTAGAGTTGCAGCCCTTGATTCAAATTCAGAAAGTGAAGTGCCAATGGATGTTCTGGAGCAGCTCCAGGAGATTGTTGCTAAAGGTACTCCGAAAGATAGTATCAGAGCAAAACTTACTCTACAGGAACAAGCTAAGAACTCTTAAATATAAGTACAAGCTAAACAACTAAATACGGAGGTATAAAATGGCAAGCATAAGCTTGACAAATAATACAATTTACTCCCAGAATATTAATAATTTTACTGGTGAGTTATTTCGTGTTGGTGGTCAAAGGACTCCCTTCCTCTCCGCAATCGGTGGTTTAAATGGCGGTAAGGTATTACAGTCAACTTTTTGGCAAATTCAAGTAGCTGATAGTGCAACAATTTCTTCTGAACCTACTAAAGGTCAAGAAGGTGCTCAACCTACAGAATACTTAGGTAGAGACAGAGTTGCATTTACAGGCGTTACTCAGGTTTTCCATAAAGGTGTAAAAATGTCTTATACTGCTATGGCTACTTATCAACATCAAAATCCATTTGACTTGAGTGCAAATATTATTAACTCTTCAGATGGTGATGGAACAGTTACAGCAGCTGACAAATTAGGTCTAGCTGGTGGTAACCCAATTGTTGATGAGTTCTCAGAGCAATTAACTTTAGCTCTTGAGAAATTAGCAAGAGAAGTAGAATGGTTCGCATTTAACGGAACATTCGCTGACGGTGCTAATACAACCCCTGGTTCAGGAACAAGAGAAATGCGTGGTTTATATGAGTATCTACAGTTAAACAAGAATGCTAGCAATACTGCAGCTTCTGTTGCTAACGGTGGTAATGCTTATTACAACGACACAGATGGAGATGACACAGGAACAAGACAAAAGATGACATGGGATACTGTCGCTGGAGTCATGAAGAGAATGTATGATGCTCAGGCACCAATGATTCAACCTGTTCTTGTTGTAACTCCAGGTCAACTTCTATCTCTTAACAAAGAGTTAGTAGAAGCCACAAGTCCTGCAACAGCAATGAACGCAGCTATCCTACCAAGAGATAGAAATATCGCAGGTGTTGATATCGATACAATCGTTACTCCTTTCGGAGCTATCGGATTGATGGTTATCGACCCTAACATAATGCCTAACTCTAAGGGTGCAGCTTTCTTGCTTGACTTTGCTTTCATACAACCAGTGTTCACAAATATCCCAGGATATGGAACAGTGTTTGTTAGAGACTTAGACCAAGACGATTACGCAAGAGTTGGTAAGGCAGTATACATGGAGATGGGAATTGATTTCGGTCCTCCAGGATATCACTGCGTTATCCACAACGTAACACAAGAATAAATTAAAAGAACTTTGGGAGTAGCTCCACCTGCTCCCATTGTTCTGCTAAGATAATAAGGATTAAGAGAAAGATTTTATGGCTAATAAAATACAAAATGTGAAGTATACAGGTAGTGCAACAGCATCACCATCAATTGATTTACACTCTAAATTAGTATGTGGTTTCTTACCAGGTGCTGATTGGAATGGTACAACTATTACTTTCAAGTACTCCTCAGATGGAGCAGCTTGGAAAGATGTAAAAGAAACAGATGGTAGTGCAGTAAGTTATACAGTTGCTGCTGATGATGTAACAAGGTGTGACCCTAGTGGTTGGGCTTTTGCATCAGGAGGATATTTACAAATAATATCTGGTTCTACTGAAGATACTAGCTCAGAAATAAAAGTTTTATTAAGAAGTAGTTAGGAGCATCAATGAGTATGCTCTTAATGCTTAAAGAAGGTAGAGCTTTAGAAATAGATTCTAAAGGTAGTACACCTATACAAGAATCATATCCATTAGAAGACGCTGTACCTGTAAGTGAAGTACGTAGTGCTACCTTTGGTATGGCTATGTTTGGACAATCACACTTTGCTAAAACAGTAAATGCAGAAGATAAGGCAGCTTAATGAGTACAAATGTAAGAGGATTAATAGATAGAGTTTTTAGAGAATATCTAGAACCAAATGATGATTTAAATTCATATACTGCATTAGCTTCAGGAATATCTAATAGTGCAACTTCAATATCTTTTAACGCAGACCTTTTGACACAAGAAGAAGAAGATGTTATGGACGCAGGAACTATAATTGAATGCGACCAAGAACTTATGTATTGTACAGATGTAGATACAGTTAATAACACAGTTACAGTTGTTAGAGGTGTTAGAGGTACAAGTGCAGATTCACATGATGCTGGTGCAATTTTAAAGATTGCTCCTGTATTTACACGTAAAGCTGTGTTTGATGCTGTATCAGACCAGATAACAAATCTTTATCCAACATTATATGCTGTTGAAACTAAAGAAGTAACAAGTGGTACTGGTTATACATTACTTGGAAGTTATGATTCACCAGGTACAAATAATTATTTGGTAACTCCTATAAAAGCTATATCTCAATATACAGACTGGTCTGCAGGTTCAGACCAAACA